TATGGTTCCAGAAATATTAAAGGCCCTTGCCTTATTCCCTGCGGATAGCGGAGATCATGGCGGCGATTACATTTATATGAGGAACAGAGGAGAGCGCCTTGCTGGGCGTGGTGGCCGCTGGGGCGACGGTGCCCGCGCCGGTGTTTTCTACTTGGGCGGCGGCGGCCACTCCCGCTCCAGCGTCGCCAGCGACCGCGGCTTCCGCTCCGCTTATATTCCGGGAATCTAAAATCTGATAATCTGAAAATCTGAATCCTTTGGGAGGCTACGGCCTCCCAAAGGCTTTTGAAGGGTGACTATATGGAAGAATTGAAGATTTTACAGAAAGTAAAGCGGATGGTCATACATGGAAATACGAGATTAAAACAATTTCCAAAGCATGAAAGATATTTAATGGCCGCAGAGATAAGAAGCTCCATGTATAGGATAATCCGACTTGTAATTATGGCTAATCAGACCAAGGGCAGTAAGAAGCAGCTGCAAGACAAAATAGATATCGAACTCGATGTGCTACGGACATTTATAGATATAGCAGCAGATAAAGATATGAGATATATATCACTGGGAGCTCATGAGGAATGGAGCAAGGAATTAAGCGAAATAGGACGCATGTTAAACGGATGGAAGCGTAGCACTAAATAAAATATTTTCATTGGGGGATGTGCCGTTAAACGTGGGGCCTTGCTAGGCGTGGTGGCAACTGGAACAACGGTGCCAACGCCGGTGTTTTCTACTTGAACGGCAACAACTCCCGCTCCAACGTCGACAACAACATCGGCTTCCGCTCCGCTCTGGCCTGATTTGTCACGAAGCCTGTCTCTCAAGGGAGCAGGACAGCACAGGGTCAAAGGGGCACATCTCCCTACGCTAGCATAAAGCGTAAAAGATTGAATTGCCATGAAGGCAGGCCTTCGGGATTGCCACGCATGGCTTAATTTATAAAGGAGAGATTATGTGGCAAAGATAACAGATATTTATGACAAGATTTGCAGCTGGGAAAATCTCTATAAAGCATATGAGAATGCTGCAAGAGGTAAATGGTATAGAGATGATGTGGTCCGCTTTTCCGCAAATCTTGAGGAGGAGCTTATAAATTTACAAAACCACTTAATCTACCAGACTTACAAAGTAGGCAGATATAGGGAGTTTTATGTTTATGAGCCTAAAAAGAGATTAATAATGGCCTTGGATTTCCGGGACAGAGTGGTTCAATGGGCGATTTATCAGCAATTAGAACCATTGTTTGATAAGCAGTTTATATATGACTCATACGGATGCCGAAAAGGAAAGGGAACGCACCGAGCAGCTGACCGTTTGCAGTATTGGATAAGAGCCGTAAGCAGAAAGCCGGAAGATTGGTATTATTTGAAGCTGGATATTTCAAAGTATTTCTACAGAGTAGATCATGAGTGCTTAATGAGGATACTCCGGAGCAAGATAGACGATGAACGGCTTCTGTGGCTGCTCAAAACCATTATAGACTGCGAACATACAGCATTCGGTTTACCATTAGGTGTGGATCCGGACCAATGCAAGCCAGAAGATAGACTTTATACAGTTGGAATGCCGATAGGGAACCTTACGTCGCAATTGTTTGCCAATATCTATCTCAACGAGCTAGACCAATATGCAAAGCATGAGCTGAAGCTGCGATATTACATCAGGTATATGGATGATATTATAATCCTGCATCCAGATAAGAAATATCTGGCTTCCGTTAAGGATGATCTAGAAATATTTCTCAATGAGAAATTGAGGCTTAACCTGAATAAAAAGACCGCCATCAGAAAGGTCAAAACAGGGATAGAGTTTGTGGGCTTCAGGATATTCCCAACGCATAGAAAGCTGAAAAAGAAGTCCTTGCGAAAGATGAAAAGCAGGCTTAAATATCTGGCCAAGCAGTATCAAAAGGGAAACGTAGGTTTTGAAACAGTGCATTCCAGTGTTATGTCTTACTTTGGGACTATGAAGCATTTCAACAGTTATGGCCTACGGCGATATTTATCCCGGAAAATTAAATTTCAGAAAGGAGAAAACTCTGAGACAGGGGGGTATGGATAATGAGAATTAATAACAAGAAAGGAGCTGAAGCAAAGCTATGGATCAAACATCAATCTTTGCTTTAATAGGTGTCGTTGGCACCATAAGCGGGGTCGTATTTGGATATATAGGCTACAAAAGAGGCCTACAAAAGGATGCATACAGTGAAGGCATTGATAACGCTACGCTTCGCTCCGATACGGAATACATCAAGAGAAGAATAGACGAGATCCTTCTAGAGCAAAAGGACACTAATAAGAGCATTAACAATTTGGCCGAAAGGGTGACCAGAGTCGAGGAGAGCACTAAACAGGCACATAAGAGAATTGACAAGATAGAAAAGGAGGTATCCAGAAGCGGCGATGCCTGATAATAACCCAAAGGAGGCGAAGCCATGAGAAAACGCAAGGTAGAATTTTCAAAGAAAATATTTGTCGGAGTAGCAATCAGCACAGCGCTGATTGTTATTTTTTCTCTTGTTATAGTCTGGAAGACAGGAGACACGTCGCCACTAACTTACATTATACCGGCCATGTTTGCTGAGCTCGCAACTGCAACCGGCTTTTATTATAAGAAAGCCGAAGCAGAAAACAAAATTAAACTCAAGAGACTATATGGCAAGAATACCGCCGAAGATGATGAAAATTAAGAAAGGAGGGTAAACCGTGAATATCACAAAAAAACTTAGTCCAAATAAGTATAATGGACGAAACGGCTGGAAGCCGGATATGATAGTATGCCATATTACCGAAGGATCCTATGAGGGAGCAATTAGCTGGCTTACTAATCCGGCATCCAAGGCATCGGCGCATTTTGTGGTAGCAAAGGATGGCAGAATAACACAGTTTGTAGAGCTCACAGATGGCTCGTGGTGTAATGGCACCAGTACAGACCCAAATAGTAAGGTCTACTACGGAAAATCAACTCTAAAAACGGTGAGAGAAAGAAAGACTAATGCAAATTACTACACAGTCAGCATAGAACATGAAGGAATATGGGCACAAAGTAAAGGCAAATTGACCGATGCACAGTTGGCCGCAACCATTGAGCTCATTAAATACATTAGATCTGAGGTTAAAAGGATATATGGCATAGAGATCCCGATAGATCGGGAACATATTGTAGGCCATTATCAAATTAACCCGATTACAAAACCGAACTGCCCCGGCTCTGACTTCCAGTTTGATGCCATTATAGCGGCTCTGAAAGGAGATAACCCGGCCACAGAGAAGCCGGCGCCGAAACCCGGAGCACTCTACAAGGTGCAGGTGGGAGCCTACAGCCAAAAAGCAAATGCCGAGGCTATGGCCAAAAGATTAAAGGCCGACGGTTTCGACTGCTTTATAACAACCGAAGCGGGAACGCCGGCAGGGAATGCACAGGCCCCGGCTACAGCTCCGACTTTAAAAGCGGGATCCAAGGTTAAGGTTAAGAACACGGCCACGAAATACAGCACCGGCCAGACGATACCCAACTGGGTAAAGGGCAATACTTATACCGTGCAACAAATCGGAAACGGAAGGATCCTTCTCAAGGAAATTGTGAGCTGGGTAAATACAAGCGACGTAGAAGTCGTAGGATAAGGAGGAGAACTATGAATAATGAATTATTCAATACCATAATGACAGCGGTGGTGCTACCTCTTTTGATAGCAGTTTCAGGATATTTAATAGCCTATTTGAGAAAGAAGGCGGCAGAGGTAACAGCCAACATAGAAAATCAGACTATCAGGTTCTATATTGAGGAAGCTAACGAGATCGTATTCCAAGCCGTAGAAACATTATTCCAGACATATGTTGATGACCTTAAGAAAAAAGGGCAATTCACAAAGGAAGCCCAGCAAGAAGCCTTCAACAGGGCAAAGGATATAACACTACAATTATTAAGTGCAGAGGCAAGGGAAATCTTAATAGAGATATATGGAGATCTTGACCTGTGGATTAAGACTAAGATAGAGCAAGCAGTAAAACAGAATAAGGACTTTAGGCAATTAACATAATAGAAAGCCCCGCTCCGGATATTAACCAAGGCGGGGCAATTTTTATTATCTGTGACGATATCCAATGATCGGAATGGATATCAGCATTTTGAATGGCTGCTGACAGTTTGGACTTGAAGGGTCTCGGTTCGCCTCCACCAACAAGTCCAAACTACTACCAAGAGGGCTGGAACTGCTTTCTTGAGTAGTTTCACCATAACCGCCAGTGGGCCGACTGGCGGTTTTTTTATTTTTCTTTTCACCGGGGGTATTACTAGGGATAGTTAAGATATCCATGTCAATGCGGTCATCATATACAGTGACACGTTCCACGAATACCTGAATAGCTTTTTTCTGTTCTTCAGGGGGCATTTCTTTAATATTTCTGTATCGAGCTAAAAATGAGCGTATTTGCTCCCGGGTAAGTGAATGAGTCTGCTGCTGGAGCTTTGCTTCTTCCAACCTAATACGCAGAGCAGATCTAGATGCCTCCAACTCATCCATTTTTTCTTTCATAGATTCATGGAACATGCCGGCAGCAATCGCATTGACAATATTTTTAATTTCAATTTCCACAGCCGCAAGCTGCTTTTCAATAGCAGCTATCTGTTTAGGAATTTCCGAACTTTGAGAGGCTGCATGATTATAAATCATACCAGTGGCCAAGTCGATAACATGATCAGCAAAAAGATTTTCATATAGCGCATCAAGGACTTTCTCTTCGATAAATGCCTTATTAATAGGCTTCATATCGCATGTTTTTTTAGTTTTTCTAGTGCTGCAACCATAATAGGCATATTCGGTTTTATTTCTTCCCATCTTTGCCCGATTTCCTACCATTGCCGCTCCACATTTACCACAGAAGATCCTGCCAGATAACAAATAAACAATCTTCGCAGAATAGGCACCAGAGGCCCTTTTATTCGCTTTCAATCTTGCTTGCACCCTTTCCCATAAATCTTTTGAAATAATAGCCGGGCACCCACCCGGAATACGGACAATCTCATCATCAGGCTTTAGCCTGTGGCTGTTTCTTTTTCCGTTAACCATTTTGGCGGCTTTATTAAATACAAACACGCCTATATATTTTTCATTCAAAAGCAAGTCATGAATGCTATTTTTGCCAAAAGTATTACCGGCTTTCGTCTTATAACCTTTGGCATTAAGCGCATTTATAATGTCTCCATAACCATGGCCATCAGCATACATATTAAAAATCAGGCGGATCGCTTCCGCTTCATATTCGTTTATAACATATCTTTTATCAGGTCCGACATCGAAGCCCAAAGGAGGGATGCCGCCGGTGTGTTTGCACTGATAAGCGGTCTCTTTCATTCCCTTCATGACTTCCCGGGAAAGGTTCTTGCTATAATATTCAGCCATGCCCTCCAGCACTGACTCAAGGATAATAGACTCGGGGCTATCGTCGAGGTTTTCCAGAACGGAGACTAGACGGACGCCACATTTTTTTAAGTGCCTTTTGTAATAAGCAGAGTCAAAT